GGGGGTGTCAATGCCGAGCAGGCGGATACGCTCGTCGCGCCGGATACGCAGGCCGAGATCGAGCGAAACGTCAACGGTATCGGCATCAACTATTCTCAGGAGTCTCGCCGGGTAGAGCCACTGGTGTACCGGCATGGTCATGGCTTGCCCCCAATCTCCACCGGCGTTGCGCACTCGCCGTCTTCCCGCAGCAACCGCTCGAATGTCTCGCCGCTCAGGAGGAAGCGGCCATACGTGGCCCAACTGTTCAGGCAGACCGCCGCGCCGCGCCGCTCGTCCCAGCCCTGGATGAGGAAACAATGCCCACCCGCCACCCTGGCACCCGGCGCGATGGAGAGGAATCCCGATTTGTCGCGCTCGTAGAAACTGCTGTACCAGTTGAACCCCCCCACCATTGGCCCGTGCCAACAGAGCCAGTCCACCGCCGTGTCAACGTCATCCGCCCACCCGTAGGAGGTGAGCAGCCCGAGCGCTTGGAGGACGCGCGCCCCGGCCCGCACGCTGGTCCCGAATTGGCGCGCGGTGTCGTTGTCGTTGCTCGCCCACTCGTCGATTGCGATCGCCGCGTCGTAAATCTGGAACGGCGTGGGGAGCGGGTCGCGGCGCGGGCGCGGTGTGCCGGTGAGCAGGCTGCGCCACCCATGACCAACACATGTCCCGGTCTGGCCCTGGTCGATCCACTTGGCAAACATGGGCCAGACCTTCGTTCGGCGCGGTCGCGGCTCCGCGCCGACCAGCCCGAGCGCCCGCAGTCGGTATGGTTCGTCCCGGATATCCGGCGCGACGATGCGACCGAGGCCCGGCGTCGTGGTCGCGCTCATGTCGGTCACCCCCTCTCAGCCCCGCACCGGGCCATCGGCCCATTTGTCGAGCGCGGCGATCGTCCCCTGCGGCGTCACCGCGCCGAACCGCCAGAGCAGCACGGTCGCCAGCGCCGTCCGCTCCGCCGCCGTCAGCGCGGCCAGCGCCTTGCCGACCGCGCCCTGGGCCGTGGCGAGGATCGTCGCCCGCGTGTCCATCCGCGCCCGCTCATCCGCCGTGGGCGTGTACGCGCGCACGACCAGCGCGCGCTGCGTCGCGTCGTAGGCGAGTTCGGCGGGTTGCGGTGCCGCCACCCGCGCCGCCTCCGCCGCGTCGAGGTCCGCGAACGTCAGCGGGGCATCCAGCACCTGCCCGCCAGTCGGGACCACCCAGCCCGGATCGGCCTGCGCCAGTCCCGTCAGCGCCCCGTCCTTCGTCAGCAACAGTTTCATCGCCATCGCCAGCCCCCCTCGTTTTCGTCGTTAGCGCCACGCGAGGACGCGGATATACGCGCTCCCGCCGCTGTCGTTGCTGTAGGTGATATTGGTCCCGTCGGCGGCATTGAGCCGCACCTGGCCGCTCAGTGTGACCGGCGAATACGCCATCAGGGATGTCGGCGTCACGGTCGTGCCCCAATAGCCCATAATCAAGCGCGGTTGCTCGGTGAAGCCATGCGCGAAGCTCCCGCTGCTGGGGCCGACCCCCACCACGCCGCTGTCGTACATGGCCGGTCCGGTGAGCTTGCCGCCCCGATTGCCGTCGATACGCAGCACGACCACGCCGCCGACGACGACTTCCAGGGCATTGGTCGAGCGGACGAATTGCAGCGCGTCGGCCGCGTCCAGCAGCGTGTAGGGGTTGCCCCCGTTGAGTTGCGTCCAGAAATTTGCGTCGAAGAGCAGCTTGTCGGTGAGTGTGGTCGGCCCGGCGATCGCCACCCCGGTCTCGCTCGCGGTCACGCGCCGCCCGCTCGCGCTCGTGCCGAGCGCGGCGAAACCGCCCGACGCGTCGCCGGTGTGGCCAAAATCCACGAAACCGTTGTACAGGCTATTGTCCACGTCGTGCTGCATCCGGAAAAATGTCCCCGGCCAGCCCGGCCCGGCGATGTTGCGGAACAGGTTGGTGCGCAGCGAGATCATATTGCCGAGCGCCTTGCGGAGGTGTTGCAGTAGCACCCCGGACCCGGACGGGTTCGGCAGCGCCTGCGTGTCCTCGCGCAGCGCGGCGGTGTCGCTCGTCCGTTCGGCGTTGGCGTAGCGCCGCCGGTCGGTGACGGCGCTCGCCGCGATGTTGGTCACGCCGACGTTGACGCGCACCTCGCCGAGCGCCTCTTCCCACCGTCCGCCGCGATTCTGCGTCACCGCCGGACTGGCGGGCGTGACGGCGGGCGTCCCCTGCAAGACGATCACGTCGGCGGTACTCAGCGGGCCGTCCCAGCGCAGCACCACCAGGTCGATGCGCGGGTTGGTCGCGTTGGGTCCGTTGATCGGCAAGGTGCGTTGCGCGTCGTCGGCGTAGTAGCCGCCGTCGAGATACGCCTCGCCCGGATTGACCTTGACGTTGAAGCCCGAGGCATCCCCGAACACGTTGAACGCCGTGTCGTAGGCCGGGTTGATGGTGCCGCCGGACGGCACGACGCCATCGGGCCGCCACAGTCGCGCCATGCGCCGCCACGTCACGTCGTCGAGGATCGGGCTGTTGGCCATCGGTACAAAAATCTTGGGCATCCTACCTGGTCCTTTCGAGGCGCCCTAACCTGGCACCCAATTGCGCGATCGTGGCGTAGAGGGCATCCACGGTGGGCGCGGTCGCGCCGGGGGACAGCACGCTCGGCACGATCGTCTCGCCGCCCTGGGTGTCGAGCGTGATCCGCACCTCGCGCACCACCTCGCGGATCGGCACCCCGTCCACCACGACCGTGACGCGATCCCCGAGGCCGTAATCGACGCCAAACGCCAGGCCCGGCCCGTTGCTCGGCGTCACGCTCAGTCCCGTATCGGCGCGGCGTTCCAGCAACTCCTTGTCGCGCTGGGTCGTCAGTTCGGCGATGTCGGCGGTGTTGCGCGCGTCCACCGCCTGCTCGCGCCTGCGCCAGGCGACGATCGCCGCCGCGTCGCCGCCCTCGATGATCGCGCGCGCGGTCAGCTCGCCGCCGCCGAGGACGTAGACGTAGGTGCCGGACGGCACCCCCGTCCGGTAGTCGTAGCTGCGGAGGTTGCCGTACTCGGCGCTGAATACGGCGACGCTCGTGAGGTCGCGCGTGGGGTAGACCTGGAATTCCAGCGCCGCCGCGTCCGTCGCCTGGACGACGCGGCAGCCGAGGTCGCCGCCCGCGAGCGCCAGATCGCGCAGCAGTTCGTCGAGCGGGGCGAAGCGCGCCCGCCCGGTGACGGTCGCCCCGCGCGCCAGGTCCGGCGCGAGGCGCAGCCCCGGCACCCGCCGTTCGGACCGCGCGCCCGGCCCGGCATTGGCGTCCACGTAGGCGCGCATGACCGTCTCGGCCACGCCCGTCCGCACATCGTAGGCGGCGGCGGCGTAGGCGGTCCCGGCTGCGCTCGGCGCGGCGAGCGGCACCGGGAGGGCCACCCGATCCGCGAGCGCGATCGTGTCGTCGGGGCCGGAGAGGATCAGGTGATCGGCGTCCTGTGCCCAGGTCCGGCGCGTGGCGTCGAGCGGCCCGGAGAGGAGCGGCACGCCGTCCCGCTCGATGACGATCCCCGCGCCGGGCGTCAGGAGGTCGGCGACGGCGCTCGCGGGCGCGGTGAAGTCGAAACCGCCGGGCGCGTTGAACGACAGCAAGATCGACAACTCGGCGTAATCCTCGATCACGGCGACCCGGCGTAGTGCGCTATCGCGGATGAAGATTGTGTACTCGGCCACGGTCGCGCTCCCTCAGATGGATAAGTACGGCGGTCGCACGCTGTAGGACACCGCGCTCTGGCTCGTCGCCCCGGTCAGTTCGATCTGCACCGCGTTCGCCCCGCGCGCCAGCGGCCACAGCGCCGAGCCGGGTGCGAGATTGGGGAGCCAGTTGGCCCCGTCGTGGAGACGCAGCGTCTTGCCGTAGGGCGCGCTCGCGGTGCGCGGGCGGGTGTCGATCGTCAGCGTATGCCCCGCGTAGATCGGGGCGGTCAGCGCCAGCACCTTGCCGGTGGTGAGGTTACGAATGACCGGGTTGACGCCCGGCCCCGCGATCGTCCAGACCGGCCACGCCTCCACGTCGCCGTCGTTGGCGATCGACGGCCCCGCGAAGACCGTGCTGCCGCTGAGCCGCAGGGGCGGCAGCGGGAAGAACGTCCCCTGCGCCGCGCCGAGCGTATAACTGGCCGTGCGCTCGTTGCGGTCGTCCAGTACGGGTCGTGGGCGCGCAGCACGAGTGTGGTGCGGCGGTCTACCCGCCACGCGCCGAGGTCGTCGTTGAAATCCAGCCCCTTGACGTAGCGCACGGCGATCTCGCGCTGCTTCCCGTCCGGCGCGGTGAAGCGCAGGAGCGACGCGCCGGCACGCGTCGGGTTGAACCAGCCGAGCAGACCACGTACCGCGAGCGCGAGCGCGGCGGGCGTGGCCGCGACCAGGCGCAGCGGCAGATCGATCTCGCGTGCGGTGAAGCGCACCTCCCGAAGCCGCCCGCCCGGCTGGCGCGGCACGTTCTCCTCTATCAGGTCCACGGGCGGCATGTGCAGCCCTTCCAGCCCCAGGAGGACGTAGAGGGGATTGCCGCCGCTCAGGTCGTGCTCGATCCCGTCCGGGTCCACGACCGTCAGCCCGCCGAGCGTGGTGTCCACATTAGCGACCATAGCCCCGCAGCCTTTCTTCGCGCCGCTGCTCGCGCTTCAGCCCGTCGATCGTGACGGTCGGCTCCGTGGACTGGATGGTGTAGTTGTTGATGTGCGTATCGCCCCCCCCCTCGCCGCGCCGCGACAATGCCGCCATCTGGTCGGCGTTGAAGACGCCCTCCGGCCCGGCCTCGCCGAACCGGTAACTCGTGCCGCTCCGCAGCCCCCGCCCGACGATCGGCTCGGCGATGATCCCGCCGTTCGCCATGCCGACGTAGTCGCGGGACTCGTTGAAGGCGCTGGTGATACGGCCATCCGGATACATGACCTCCGGTCGCTCCGCCAGATAGGCCACGCGCGCCGCAGCGTACCAGGGTGCATCCCGCCACATGGAGTCCGGCACTTTGCCCATCATGGCCGCGTAGCCGCCGCCGTAGCCGCCGTCCCACATGAACTTGGTGGCGAAGTAGGCGTCCTCAGCCTGCGCGGTCGTGATCCCGTGGAGTCCGGCATGGATCTGGTACGGCCCGTAGGCCTTGCCGCTGTCGCCCACCTGGAACGTCGGGCCCCACCCGCCCTCCATGTACGCGCCTTCGAGCATCGCCAACTGGCCGCGCCTATCGCCGACGATGCTCTTCACGGCGTCGGGGACCCAGTTCGCGCCGCCAGTATTCCCGCCGATCGGCTCCGGGGTTGGTGTCGTCCGGGGCGCGGCGAGGATGCGGTTCAGGAGACCCAGCAGGTCGAAGTTGGTGCCGCCGCCGCCCGTGTAGCCGCCGCCCTCGATGATCGCGTCTCCCGCCCCGATGTGGAGGTGCTTGCCGGTGCCGACCGCGTTGCCGGTGTCGCTCAGGTAGCCGATCTTCTGCCCCGTGGCCACTTGCTGTCCGGACGACACCAACGGGGTATCCAGCATATGCGCGTAATACCACTTGCGCCCGTCGTCCCCGGTGATACCGACGTTGTGGCCACCGTACTGCGGCTCATAGCCCGCCCAACCGACGGTGCCGCCGCGCATCGCCAGGATCGGCGAGCCCTCCGCCGCGAAAATATCCGCCGCGCCGCCGTACCCGACCTTGTTGTCGTGGTGCGGTGTCACGGTCCCTTTGCCGTAGCCCTGTACCGGGAAGACGTAACCCTCCGCGCCCCTCACGTCGCCACCGACGATGGGCGCGGGCGTCGCCGCCTTCAGCATCTTGTCGATGGACCCCAGCGCCCAGTCCTTGACCTTGCCGGCCAGCTTGCCGCCGATGTCGCCGAGCGCTGCGGGGATGCTCAGGTCGCCGAGGCCGACCGCGCCTTTGGCCTGGTCGTAGAGCCAGCCCGCGCCCTTTTTCAGCACGTCGAAAATCCCGCCCAGGTCGCCGAGTCCGCCCGCGAATCCCGGCACCAGGGCCGGGCCGCTCTGCGGGGGCGCGACCACGCCCTGCTGCACCAGCGCCATGCTCTCGGCGTGCGTCAGCACCGTCGCCCCGCGCGGCAGGTAGGCGAGTTCCGCGCCCGCACCGCCCGGCCCCTCGCCGACCCAGGCCATGCCGCCGCCCCAATTTTTGGTGCCGCTGGCGAGACCGGGGAGGGACACGGCGGGCGCGTTGCCCTGGATTCCGCCCGCTCCGAGCTTCTCGGCGATCCAATTGATGACATTGCGAATCCCGTCGCCGAACTGCTGGACTTTCGCCCCGGTCTGATTCAGCGCGTTGATGATGCCGTTGCCGAAGCCCTTGACGATGCCCTCGATCACCTTCGCCGCTTCCTGGAACGGCCAGAGCATCGCGTCCTTCATGTTCCCGGCGTTGTCCCAGATGCTTTTCTTGATCGCGTCCCACGCCCCGGTCGCCTTCTGGGAAACGGTATCCCAAATCCCGGAGAGGGTGTCTCGTGCGTCGCCGATCAGGTTGACCATCGTGTCGCGGATGCCCTGGACCTTGCTTTGCAAGAAGTCCTGGATGTAGAGCCAGTTGCGCATGACCGTCTGATAAACGGCATCCCAGATTCCAGAGAGGGTATCGCGGGCGTCGCCGATGCGCTCCACAACGAAATCGCGTACCGCCTGGACCTTCTCACGCAAGAATGCCTCGATGTAGAGCCAGTTGCGCATGACCGTCTGGTAGACGGTATCCCAGATAGATTCGAGGGTGTCCTTCGCGTCCTGGATGGGACCCTGGATAGCCTCTTGCACCTGGACGACTTTCTTTCGCAGGAAGTCCTGGATGTAGAGCCAGTTGCGCATGACCGTGTTGTAGATTTCCTGCCACCAGCCACCGAGCGTCGAGGCGAGATCGCCGATCTTGTCGCCCACCCACCCCGCCAGATCGCCGACCTTGCCCGTGACCCAGTTATAGAGGTCAACGAATTTGTCGATACCGTTCTGGGCGATGCGCGCGAAAATCTGCGCGAGCAGGAGTCCGGTCTTGCCGATCTCGTCGAGGATGGTGATCCCCAATCCGACCACCGCCCGAATGATTCGCCCGACCATGCTGTCCCAGGCATCCAGCGCGGTTTGCTTGATGTCGTTCCAGCGGTCGTTCAGCCAGGAGCGGAGGTCGGCGACCTTGCCGGTGACGCTGTTGTAGAGCGAGGTCAGCGCGTCTCGCACCGCCGTACCGATACCGTTCCAGATGTCCCCCACATTGTTTTTCATCGCGGTCAATTTGTCGCGGACGACCTCCCCCATGTCGGAGAACTGTTGCCCGGTATCGTTCTTGTACTGCGTCAGCCGGTCGCGGATCGTCGTGCCGATCTCGGAGAACTTCTGGCCCACCGTCCTACTGATGGCGTCCCACGCCACCGACGCCGCCCGCTGGATCACCCCCCAGATCGCCCCCAGTGCCTGAACCAGCAGCCCGCCCGCCGCCCCGAAGAACGCCACGAGGCCGTCCCAGGCGACCCGCGCCGCCTGTTGGATATACCGCCATGCGCCGTCCCAGTCGCCGGAGATCAGGGCGAGCACGCCCCTGATGACATTGGAGACGATCCCGATCGCGGTGTTTATCGTGTTCTGGATCAGCGCCCACGCGCCGCCCAACACGGACAGGATCGTGTCGCCGTGCGCGACGAGGAATCCCGCGACCGCCCCGAACACGACTTGCAGCACACCCCAGAGCCATTGCGCGGCCGCGACGACCTTCGTGGAGACGGAATCCCAGGCCGCGCTCAGTTGCGGGAGGATGTCCGTCCAGAATTGGGACAACCGCGCGCCCAGATCGGCAAGGACCGGTTGCAGCCAGGCCCAGACCGCCGCGACCTTGCCCTGGATGTCGCCCCAGTTATTCGCCCACGCCACGCCGAGCAGCGTGACGACGCCGACGATGGCCGCGATGGCCAGGGTCAGCGGCCCGCCCAGGACGATCACCAACGCTGCGACCACCCCGCCGACGCCCTCGATGGCGACGGAGAGGATGCCCCAGAAGCCGACAAGCGAGGCGATCCACGCCCCGATCGTGCTCAGGATCGAGAAGGCCGCGAATCCGGCGGCGACGATGCCGATTGTCTTGGCGATGGCCGGGAAGTTGTCGCGCACGAAACCGGCGAAGCGTTCGACGACCGGCGTCACGTTCTTGTCGATCCAGTCGAAAGCGGGGCCGAGCACGCCCATCACGGTGTCGCGCACATCGGTGATACGATCGCGCACCTCGCCGTATGCCGTCGTCAGGCGGTCTTTCCAGAGATTGACGCGGTCCTCGATCGCCTTCTTCGTCTTGGCGTATTGCTCACCCATCTGCATCATTTGGTTCTTCTGCCCGGATAGGTCGATCTCCGGCAGCGGGGGCGCGGCCCCGAGGGTCAGCGGCCCGCCCTCGCCGGAGCCCGCCGCCGCGCTCGCCTTCGCCGCCTGGGTCGCGGCGCTCGCCGCCGAGGCCACCTTGCCGAGCGCCTGTTCCCAGTCCTGCACCTGGCCGGTGATGTCCGCATACCGCTTCTTCAGCCCGTCCAGCGTCTCACGCTCGGCGGCGAGTTTGGCCGTGGCGGCGTCGTGGGCGGCGGTCGCCCTTTCCACAACGGTTTTCTGTGCGGCGATCTGCGCGGTCACTCCGGCGATCTGCGGGTCGATCGTCGCCATCTCGGACTGTGCGGCGCGGATGCCGTTCGTGATCTCGGCGAAGGTCAGTTCCTTGACCGGATGGGCGAGGTCTTCGATCTGCCTGCGGAGCGGGTCGAATTGCACGCGCTCCGTCAGTTTCAGCATGTCCGCGCGGTCTTGGAGCGCCTGCAACGCATCGGTCAGTTCCTTGGGTGCGGTCCCCGCCGCCTTCAGCGCGGCGTTGTACTTGTCGAGATCGTCCTTCGCCCCGGCATAGCCCGCACGATTCTCGTCGAGCGTGCCCTTCAACCCGGCGAGCGCCGCCTTCTCGCGGTCGATGACCTTGGCGTGATCGTCGCGCGCCCGCTCGGCGTCTTTGAGCGCCGCCTCCAGCGGGACCAGCGCCGCCTTCTCGTTCTCCCAGGCGGTCGTAGACGACGCGACCGCCTGTTCCAGGCCCGCGATGGTCTGGCGCGTGGACTCTATGCCGCCCGTGATCTCGGAGAACGACAGCTCCTTGACGGGATTCAGGAGTGCGGCGATCTGCCTGCGGAGTGGCTCCAATTCCAGTCGCTCGGCCAGCTTCACCTGGGCGGCGCGGTCCTGCAAGTTCGCCAGTTGGTCGGTGAGTTCCTTCGGTGCCTGCGTCGCCTTCAGCGCGGCAAGTTGGCTGTTCAGCCCGGCCAGCGCGTCCTTGGAGGCGTCGATCGCCGCCTTCTCCTTGTCGCGCGCCGCCGTGGCCGCGACGAGGGATTGCTGCGCGCCGTCCACGACCGCCTGCTGCGCGGCATACGCACCATTCGCGTCCGCGAGCTTCTTGGTCAGGTCGCCTTCCTGCCCCTGCGCGTTCTTGATCCCCTTGACAATCTCCTCAAAGGTGAGCTCCTTCGTCGCGTTGGCGAGGTCGCTGACCTGCTTCCTGAGCGGGTCGAGTTGCAACTGTTTCGTCAGATTGACGTTCTCGGCCTGGAGGTTGATCGCGTCCAATTGGTCTTGCAGCGCATTCAGGGCCGGGTCTTTCTTCGTGGCCCCCCCGAGCAGCAGGGTATTCATCTGCAACTTGACCGCCGCCGCTTGCTGATCGAGCGCGAAAAGCTGATCCTCGAACGCTTTGGTGCCCTTGATATCGGTCCCCGCGAAACCCTTGATCGCGTCCTGCGCCTTCTTCAGGGAGGAGGTCAGCATGTCCACGGTGGCCCGGTTGTCCGCGAGTGCCGCTTGCTGATCGGCGAGGCCCGACTTCGCCGCATCCACCGCGAAATCGTAGCCCTTCATGCCGCGCTCGGCGTCCGCGATCGCGGCGGTCTGCGCGACGATCGCGCCCTCCGTCGCGGCGATATCAGCATTGAGCCGGGGGTCGAGCTTCAGGTCGATCAGGCGCTTCTGCACGCCCGCGATCGCCATGTCAAGCCCGAAGATCCGATCCGCGAATGTCTGGGTGCCCGCCAGTTGAGCCTTACCGTATTCTCCGAGTTGCCGCTGCGCCGCCGCGAGCGCGTCCTTCTGCGCGGTCAGCGTGGCATTGGCGGCGGCGATACGCTCCTTCTGCACCTCGATCGCGCCCTGCGCCGCCTTGACCGCCGCCGCATACGTCAGTTGCGCCCGCTCCGCCGCCGCGACCGCCGCCTCCTGCCCTTTCACCGCCTGTTCGGATGCCGCGACGCGCGCCGACCAGTCGTCCACGACGCCCTGCTGCGCCGCGACCGCATCCTGCGCCGACTGGATCGACGCGAGCGTGGTCGGGCTCACCTTCCACTGCGCCAGTGCCAGTTGCACCCCGGTCGCCTGCTGCTCGACGGCGAAGATCTGATCTTCCAGCGCCTTGGTCCCGGCGAGCGGCGTGCTGGCGAACGCATCCACGCGCTTCTTCGCGTCGTCGTATGCCTGCTGCAAGGTGCCGAGCTGCTTCTCCAGGCCCGAGAGTTTCTGCTTCTCCGCGTCGAGTGTCGCCTGTGAGGACTTGACCGCCTGTTCCCACGACGCGACGACGCCTTCCTGGGCGGTGATCGCCGCTTGGAGCGGGACGAGCGATTGCTGCAACTCGCCGATCGCCGCCTTCGCCGTGATGTACGCCGCCGGGACATCGGCACCGAAGATCGCCAGCGTCTTCGCGGTGGCCTGATCCTGCGCCGCCTCGTAGTCCGCCAGACCGTCCGACGCCGCCGCCGCGAATGCGCGCACCGCGCCAGCCGCCGCGCCGAGCGGCCCGCCGATACCGGGGAGCCGGGAATAGGCCTGCATGATGACCGCGACCCCATCCTCGACCTGGGAGACGAGCGAGGGGGAGTGCGTGGCGAATGGGTTGATCCAGGACAGGGCGTCGTAGATGGCCTGCCCGACCTCGGTCACGACGGTGAGGACCGCGCCGAGGCCGCTGGCGAAATAGCCCGCGAGCATGCCGACGTTCTGGATCACGACCGCGACCACGGCGGCGACCTTCGCGGCCCATGCCGCGAAGGTGGGGCCGTTCGCCATCAGGTATGCGCCCGCGCGCTGGGCGAACCGGGCGAGCGCGTCGCCCGCCGTGGCCGCCCACTGATCGATCGTGCCCTTGTTGCGATCGAACCAGCCCTGCACCACGGCCAGCCCGCGCCCCAGCACGTCGAAGAGCGGCTTGCTCAACTTCATCTTCAGACCGTCGAGCATGTCGTTGAAGGTGGACCAGCGCCCGGCCCCGGTCAGCGCCATGTTACTGACGAGATCGGCGTCGTAGCCCATCGAGAGCATGGCCTTCTGGACGGCTTCGAGCGCGGGCACACCCTCGGCTTTGAGTTGATTGATATACGTGCGCGGGAGGTTGAAGCGTTCGATGATGGACGTGAAGTCCCCCGACACCGCCTCGCGCAGCGCGAACGCCGCGCCCTCCAATCCCTGCGCGGGGTTGGACGCTGCGAGGATTTCCGCCGTCTTCAGGAGTTCCATCAGCGGGATATTGGCTTGCTTAGCGGCGGGCATCAGCCCGGCTGTCGCTGCGGCCATCGCCTGGAACGAGAACGGGGTCTTGTCGGCCTCGGCGCGGACGAGCGCCATGATCTCGGCGGTCTTCCCGGCATCCTTCGTGAAGGCCATGAATTGCGCCTGCACCATCTCCGCCGAGCTATTCAGCCCGAAGAGCGCCTCCTTCGCCCCGCCCGCGACGTTGCCGAGTACGTCGAGTCCCTTGCTGACGGCGGCGAAGCCGACGCCCATTAACGCGCCTTGCAGCACGTTCCCGAAACCGCCCGCAGACCGCTCCAGCCCGGACAGGCGCTTCTCCACCTCCTGCGTGGTCCGCACGAAGGAACTCGCATCGGCAAGATAGCGGAATGAGATGGTGGTTTGGCTCATCGCGCCTTTACCTGCTGGCGATCAGCGCGTCGTGCGTCTGTCCCATGCGCGCCCCTCACCGTCCAGCCATCGCGTTCAGCAACTCGGCCCACTGGTCGAGCCGGGCGATCTGCGCTTCCGGGTCGGGCGTCGCGGGTTCGTCGTCCTCGCCCGACCACGCGGCGTCGAAATCGAAGAGGAAGTCGGCGCTCGTGAAGGGTTGCGCGCGCTGTTTGGGGTCGCGGTTGACGTTGGCGAGGACGCTGGCGAGCATCGCGGCGCGCAAGTCGGCGCGCGCCTCGCCGAACGGTTCCCGCGCCGCGAACACCTGCCAGGCGACGAACTCGCGCGCGCTCATCCGCGCGCCGAGTTCCGCGACGGTCAGGCCCAGGGCGAGCGCGAGTCGGAAGAAGAAGCGTCGCTCCGGGCGTCGTCGAAATCCTCTGCCGTCTCCTCCTCCTCCGCGTCGGTGATGCCGGAGAGGCGCGCGGCCACGTCGAAGACGATCTTGAGCGCCGCGCCGTTCTTGTTCTTCAGCGCCTCGACATCGCTGGCGTCGAAGAGCCGCCGCGCGCCCGGCTGTGGCCCCTCAACCGCGCAGCGCGCCACGACGCGCGACTGGAAGAGATCGGTGTCCACGCGGAGCTTGTTGCCCTGGCCCCGGCGCATCGACTTGTAGAAGTTGTCGAGTTCGCCGGCCGTCATGCCCCGGACATAGAGGCCGCCGCCCCACGCGGGGACGTTGACCAGCTCCACCTGATCGTCCTTGGCGCTGAGGATCGCCTCGCGCGAGAGCAGGGTCGGTGGCGCGGCGGTCGCCCCGTTGGTGGGGGCGACCGCCGCTTCGACTGTCCGGTAATCCGTCGTGTTGTCCATGTCAGGCTCCTGGTCGTGCCACCGCTGCGGCGACGATTAGTACCGCTTGATGGCTCCGTTGATCTTAAGCTCCGCGCTTCCGGTCATCCGGTCATTGATCGGCGCGGTGATCGGCTGTGACGTGACCAGCGCGTTGAACTGGTACACCACGGGCGGGGAGAACTGGTTCCAGACGATGCGGAAGTCGCGCGGCAGGCCGTCCGCAAACGCCTTCAGCAGCCCGGTCGCGCCGTCCTGCGTCGGGTCGCGCGGGAGCCAGTTGTAGGTGACTGAGGAAGTGCCCGGATCGACCAGGCCGGAGCCGAATTCCATGTAGCCGCCCGGCGACAGGTAGTGCGTCGTGTCGAATGTGGAGCGGGAGGGATTCGGCGGGGTCATGTCGGTGTACTGGGCGATGGTGGCGTAGACCTTGCCGCCCTCGGCGATGTCGCCCGCCACCAGCGCCGCCGCCAGCGACTTGACCGTGATGGTCAACGCGCCCGACGCCGCCGGGGCCGTCAATTCGGCCACCTTGCCGACACCGAACAGCAGCAGCGAGCCGATCGGCAATGCGCCGGGGAGCGCCGCGACCGGCACCGAGGTCGCGGCGAGCGCCGCCCCGCCCGCGCCGACCGTGACGTTGAAGACGGGCGTAGCGTCGCCCATTTGGAACAGGGAACCAAAACCGTGTCGCTGCCCGACTACTGCGCTCATGGGGTGGAGCTCCTTCCAGTCTTGCTGGTCAGGGCTCCGGCCTCAGAGGGCTCCGGCCTCGTTCTCGGTTACGTGTCGTGCGCTACCGCGCGACGGGGACAGACTCGCGACGTTGCGAGACGGGGTGCGTCGTCTCGGCGAGCGGGGTGAAGCGCGGGGGATTGTGCCCGTCGCCCTCGATCCGCAGATACCGCTTACAGCCGCGACAGAGGATCGTGACCGCGCCGACGAGATCGGCGGCGATCACGAGCTTGCAGTACGGGCAGCGCAGTTCCCCCCCCAGCATGGCTAGACCGCCTGCCGGTCGCGCACGTAGGCGCGCATCGCGTTCTCATCGAAGCTGTCGAACCGCCCGTCGTTGCTGCGATAGTGCGGCCTGCCGTTCCACGCGCCGACCGTGTAGCCCATGCGCGTCTCATCGGGCGCGGCAGCCTCGCGGAGCGCGTCGATTTGCGCCTCCACGACCGCCGCCTGCCCGACCTCGGCGCTGGCCTGCTCGGCCTGGGCGCGCTCCTGGTGCGCCTCCACCACCGCCGCCTCGGCGGATTGCAACTGGTCTTCCGCCTTCTCGACGTGCTGCTCGGCGGTCTCGATCGGCCTGTTTCGGTTCGGCATCGGGATACTCCTTCCTTGCCAGTCATATACTGGCTGCTCATATACCGGCTCGGATTAGACCGGTAACGGGGAAACCGACTTAGCGCACTCGAAACTGACGACTATGCGCGCCCGTCCGGCCTCGTCGTCCCCCAGCGGGATGGGCGGGCCGAGCGGGGTCAGACGGTGGTAGCGGGTGCTGTTGATGTCGCGCTCCCTGATGGCCCCCAGGGCACGGGCCGCGCGCTCGATACGCAGACGGGCGGCGGCGTAATCGCCAGCCCTGGCCTCTAGCTGGATGCGCGGCCATTCCTCGGTGGGGGCCGCGCCGCCGAAGACGTAGGCCGGTGCCATCCCGCCGTACTCCCTGACCGCCAGGCTGGCGTCGGGCGAGTCCGGCATTCGGGCGAGGTAGATGTCGGTGCCGAGCGCACCCAGTCCCGCCTCGACCAGCAACGCGGCGACATCATCCAAGACCATGACTAGCCCCCGATCTCGCGCGCCACGCGCTTGCCGACCCGCTCGCCCATCCCGCTCGCCGCCTCGACAAACGGTCGCTCTAGAAACTTGGCCGTCTTGCCGGACTGGTGCCGGATGCTCAGGTCTTCGTGCTGGCGTTCCGCATAGCTGGATGTGGCTCCGTTGCCGTAGCTGAGTTCGACCGAGACGCTGTTGCCCGCGATTTCCGGCTTGTGCAGTTCGCCGCTCTTTTGCAGCGCGCTGGTATCGACCGGGACCAACTCCTGCGAGCGGGCGAACACCGGCTCGGCTTCGTCGTGCAGCGCGCGCCCCAGCGCGGGAAGCAGGGTGGCGCGCGTGGCGCGGACGTTCCGCAGCGCGGCAGCGAGTCCTTCGATTTCTAGCGACTTGCTTACGGCCATCGTCGCCCCCTCGGTTCAGAGGTAGAGGATCGTTTCATGGATACCGGCCGCACCCGGCACGGTGGCGATGGCGACGATACCGGGGGACGAACCATCGTGCAGCGTCAGCTTGTCCTCGGTGCCGATGCTGGGGCCGCCCGCGAGCGTCACCATCGTCGTGCTGGCCCGCTCGTCACCCGTCGCGGCGCGTACTAGCTGATTTTTCCCCTCTATGCGCGCGGGGTAGGTAGCCGGGGCCAGATACGTCGGCTTGCCATATCCGTCCCGAATGACGACGCCGGCCGCGTTCCGCGAGACGGAGCGGATCGTCACCGTCTGCCCCAGGCGCGCGGTCAACTCGGCTTCGCGGGCATCGATGGCCGGGGCTAACCACCGCGCTAGAACGGGCATGCGAGCCTCGATATATCTGCCGGGGCCAGCCGCAGCGGTTCGCCCGCGACCATCCCGAGCATCGCCACCTGCTGCGCGCCGCCCGCCAGTTCTAGCGCAACCATCGCGTACAGCCCGCGCAGATGCTCGAACACCTGCTGCTTATCCTCGTGGTGCTGCCCGGTCGTGTAGGCGTTCAGGCGCGCGGCCTGCGTCAGCAGTTGCCACAGCCCGCGCAGCAGCGCCCGCCGATAGTCGCCCTCGCGCTGAATCAGCAGCGCAAGCTCTGCGTCGCTGAATGCCCCAGGGACGCCGTTGTCGCCCAGGTCCAGCCGCAAGTCCGCGATCGTCAGGACGTAGGCCACCGCGCGCCCCCTACTCGACTACGAGGATGCGTCCACAAATGCAGGGGATGGACGCCCCACGCCCGACGCGCTCGGCGGGCCAGGTCGCGCCGCACCCGGCGCAGGTGATGCCCTGGGGTGCCGCCGCCGCCGTGGCGCGCGACGCATCCGGCAGGACCAGCTTCTCGCGCGAGACCAGGAGTTGCGCCGCCTCGGTGCTGCCCGGCGTCATTACGCCCGGCGCGGTCGCGTTGGTGACGGCGGACGCCGCCGAGGCCGGATCGGCCAGGCCAGGATTGACCGTCACGCCGCCCGCCGTCTGGGATTGCGCGGCTTGCAGGTCGGCTAGCCGGTTCGCCTGGGCCTGCTGCGCCGCTTGCGCGGCCTGCGCGGCCCGGTCCGCCGCGAATTGTTCGGGGGTCTTCGTCGCCATACTGCGCCTCCGTCGTTATCGTCTAGCCGTCAGCCCCACGCCGCTCCGGTTAGGAAGCGGGGAGGGTGATTTTCTGCGCGGTCGCGCTCACGTCGGCCAAAAATCCGTGCAAGCCGCGCCCGACGATCTGCTGTGCGATCAGGCGGCTCAGGTCGGCGTCGCCCTGGTTGAACGCCAGGTCGAGCTTTTCGAGGAACACGAGCCCGGTCTGCGCGCGGATGCCGTAGCAGGTCTTCGGGGTCACGCCCGGATAGCTGAACGTCTTGTTGACCGTGCCGTAGTTGAGCGTGGTGGACCAGCCGTCGTACTCGATGACGGTGAAATCGTCCACGCTGGCGAGCGGGTTGAGGTTCGCCCCGGTGCGATACATCAGCGCGTCGCGGATGTCGGCGGTATCCGTCGAGTGGCAGAGGAGGAAATTCCAGGCGCGCGACTTGCCGGTGCCATCGGCAGCGACCGCGTTCTTGGCGGCGCGCTGCGCGGCGCGGATGGTGTTGCGGATGCGCTCCTGGTAGGTCACACCGGCGGTCGCGTCGGCGGCGGTGGTGTTTGCGGCGGGATAGGTGAACGTCAGCAGCGGCCCGAGCGCCTTGTGGTTGAGCATCGCGTTCCAGGCGCGGCCGAATTCGAGGTTGCTATCCTCGATCTGGCTCAGGTAGTTGAAGTCGATCATGCGCTGGGTGTACTGGATACCCGCCGCCGCCTCGCGGATCGGGATGCTCCCCTTCGAGCCCTTCGCCAGGGTGCCGAAGTGGATTTCGCCGCCCTCTTGGTGGTCGAAGAACATGATGCCCCATTTGGGGTTCGCGATGTTCGTCGGCACCAGTTCGGGGAAGTTGGGGTCGCGGCGAATGACATAGAGCGGGTCGAACACGGTCGGGTTATCGGCCCGGCCCACGCTCACATCGACCTCGACCTTGTTGGCGACAAAATCGGCGGCGCTGATGTCGCTCGACGTAATGAGTTCCTGCACGGTGGAGACCGGCCACTCGGCGTGTTCGATCGGTCGGCGCGTGCCCGCGATGACGGCCGCGCGCCGCTCCGCCAGGAGCACGTCGCGGGAGATGACTCGGAGTGCCATGCGTCTTCCTTCCTGCGCTCGCGCGCTCCCTGGTGCGGCGTGCCGCCTAGCTGATGTTCAGGATGCGCGCGCCCACGACGCCGGCCGCGTCGCGGATTTTCTCGACCTTGGCAAACGCGAAGTTGGCCGTCGCCGTGGCGGTCAGCACGCCGCCGGGGGTGATGTAGATCATGTCGCCGCGCGCAACGCCGACCGCCGCCGGGGTGGCGAAGTAGTGCATCGCCTCGGCGTCGCATTCGAGCGCCACCAATGCGCCGGTCGCGGCGTCGGTGACGTAGACCCCGTTCCACCCGTCGATGCGCGCGGGCGCACCCCGCACCACCGCCGCCACGGCGGTGACATCGATCGCCTTGCCGTCCGAGTACTTTGCCATCGCCGCTGTCCCTTCTCGCTATCCGGTCGTCTCGCCGGGCTGTTAGTAGTCGCGCGTGGTCCGCACGAACTTGCTCTCGCCCGCGCCGTGCCGGGCGGTCAGCGGCGCGGCGTTGCGCCCGACCATGGTCGGCTTGCCGTCAACCGGCGCGGCCTTGACCAACACGGCGACCATCTCGGCCACGGTCTCGTCGCCGAGCGTGGCGACCAGCGCCCGGTCGGCCTCGGCGATCGTCCGCTCACGCATCTCCGCGACGACCAGGCGGCGCACGGTGGCGCGTGCCTTCGTCGCGCTGTCGTCCGGCGCATCCTTCGCCACGCGCTCAGCCAGTTGGGTATCGAGGTGGGTGTCCACGGCCTGCCGCGCGGCGGCCTCGTCGGCTTCGCGCCGTGCGGTCGCCATCTCGGTGACGGTGGTGACGACCTTCGCGACCGGGGCATCCTCGGCCAGGCCGAGCGCGGCGCTGACCGGGGCGAGCTGCTCGGCGACTGCCGCCCGCCGCTCACTGTCGATATGCTCGCGCACCGCCTGGGGGAGTTGCGCCAATTCGGCGACGGTCATGGTTCGGATAATCTCGCCGCGATCCATCTGCGTGCCTCCTGTCGAGTGGTCCATCTCCGCCGAGAGGGCGAAGCCGCCGCCGAACGCCATCCCCGCGCGACTGGCCGGGGCAAAATCGATGCTCTCCAATGTGCCGCCTACCAGCACCCGCAGCGCGTCCAGCCCCGCATCCCGCACCTGCTGCCACTGCCCATAGATCGATGTGCTAATGGCGTGCCCGCTCGCCTTCGCGCGGCGGAGGAAGTCGCGGGTGTCGCGCGCGTAGGGCGGGATGTAGCCCTTGCCGTAGGCCACGTCGCCCACGACCGTCGCGCCGAGCCACAGCACCTCAGGGCGGTCATAGCGCGTGGCGCGCTCGCCCTCGCTGATGTGCCCGAGGATGCCGCCTGGTCGGTCCCGATTCACCTGCGCGGCAATCTCGGCGACCACGGCCGCGTCGTAATAGCGCCCGTTCCGACTCTTGCCAACCTTCGCAATCGGCAGGGTGACGAACAGCGGGTTATCGTCGCCGTCCAAGAGCGCGGCCTGGTCGATGCCGGGCGCGAACGGCACGACCGGCACACCCGGTGCGGCGAGTTCGGCGATGAGGTAGTCGCGCAAGGCGTCCGGCATACCCGCTCCCGACCGCTGACAAACGCAAAGAGGCCCAAGTTACGGACCTCAAACGGGTCACACAACTTGGGCCTCATGGGCCGCTCTTCTTCGATTACTTGACAATATTATGCCCTAGTATCGTCTTTGTCAACCTCCGCAACGTTAATTGCCCGACAATCACGGCACTTGGTCTCAATCCGGCAACCGGGCAGGAGGACGATGCGCGCCAGCAGGCGGTTGCAGCGCCAGCAGCGCAATTCACGCTCGCGGGGGGGTAGGGGCGTGGGCGTTGGCTGCGATGTCTCGCGCTGGGCCATCATCATCGCCCCTCTGCCCGAATGTCAACATTCGACATTAGCCCTGCCCTTTGCGCGGCGGCGGAAACGAATACTCCACCGCCACGTCCGCTTCCCGCCGTTTGGCCGCGCCACGGTAGGAGCGTTTGTACGCCGCGTTCTGGCACGCGCGCCCGCAGTAGACGGTCAGCGGTTTGAGCGGGGCGGCGCATATCGGACACAGCGGCGCGGTGGTTGCGGGCGGCGGGTATTTGTCCCACTTGCCCGCGAGTCGGTGCAGGTCGGCCAAGGTCAGGCCGTTGCTGTTCCGGCATTCCTGCGTGTGCCGAGACGGCGCGGTGAGGTCGGGCGCGGGGCGGTTGGTCATAACCGCCCCCACTCCGAGGCCACGAACAGCGAACCTGCTTGCAGCCGACCGCCCGCCCCGTCCAGTACCTTGTAGCGCAGCGGCTTGCCCACATACCCGGCCAGATTCGCCACCGACTGCGCCCCGGTCGCCGGGACGGTCAGCGTCGCCTTGCCCGCCGTGGGCGGGGAGACGAGCGCGAACGGGACCGCCAGCAGGTTGGTCCCGCCGTCGAGTTCGCGCACGACGAACGTCAGGGTCGCGCCGGTCAAATCGCTCGGCGTGCCGTCCGGGTTGGTAATCGTGAGCGTCTCAACTCCGAACGGCTCCCCGATGCGCAATGTAAGGTTGTCCACTACCATCGTCCTTTCCTGCCGCCGGACCACGCGCCGACGGGTTCGCGATCGTCCCAAGTGCTGACCGGCTCGCCATCGTCCCAAGTGCTGACCGGCTTGCCGCCCGTCCAGCCAGCCGCGCCGCCAGCGTCCCAGGTGCCGCGCCCGCCGACCGCCACGCCGACCGGGGGTGCGACGAAGAACAGCCCCGTCCCGGTCGCGCCGACGCTCCCCGTCGCGACCGCGCCGACGCCGACGAGCGTGAGCAGGGTGCGCATGCCGGTGCCGTTCGCGGCGGCGCTTTGTGTCGCTGTCGCACCCTGCCCGGTCAGGGTAGGCGGCGTGGCGGTCCCCGCGCCGGTCGCTGTGGTCGCAGCTGTCTGGGTCGCGCCGGAGCCGGAGCGCGGGGTGACGCTGTAGGTGCCGCTGCCTGTAGCCGTAGCCACGCCGGTACCGACGTTCCCGACGCCGGTGAGTCCCGGCGCGGTCGCGGTCCCTGTGCCACTCGCCGTCGCCGAGCCGACGACCACCGCGCCCTGTCCGGTGATCGTCGGGAGGCCGCGCGTCCCGGAGCCGGTCGCGGTGGCGGTGGCGGTATTCGCCGCCCCCTGGCCGGTGAAGATCGGCACGGCGGCTGTGCCCACGCCGCTCGCGACCGCCGATGAAGTCTGAGCCGCGCCCTGTCCGGTCAGGACCGGAGGCGTGGCGGTGCCGGTGCCGCTGGCGATCGTCATGGCCGTCTGTGCCGCGCCCGCGCCCGTGAATGCCAGGGGTACGGGCGCGATTAGCACCTCCGCCGTGCCTGCCCCGCTGGCGGTCGCGCCACCGACCGCGACCGCGCCCGTCCCGGTGAAGCTTGGTACGGCGGCGGTCCCTACGCCGCTCGCCGTCGCGGGGGTGATGCTGGCGTTCCCGATCCCGCTGAGAGCAGGGGGGGTAGCCGTCCCTGTACCGCTCGCCGTCGCCACGCCGCCGCTCGCCGCGCCTTCCCCGACGAAGGTCGGCGGTGTGGCCGTGCCCGCGCCGCTCGCCGTGGTCGCGACCGTCTGCGTCGTCCCCTCACCGGTGAAGGCCGGGACGGCGGCGGTGCCGACTCCGGTGCCGCTCGTCGCCGCGCTCGTCGCCTTACCGGAGCCAGTGATCGTCGCCGCGCCCGCCAGTGTGGACCCGGCCGCGCTCGTCGCGGAGTTCGGGCTCGTCCCGCCAACATTGACGCCCCGCACGCGGAAGTAGTAGGTCGTGCTGCTCAGGAGTCCGGTGATCGCCTGGCTGGTCGCGGTCCTGGCGATGTTGTTGACCGTCGTGACGCCGGACGCAAACGTGCTGCTGGTCGAGTAATCGAGGCTGTAGGTGTCCTGCGCGTCGTGCGTGGCATCGACCACGGGCGCGGTCCAGTTGGCGGTCAGGCTCGTCGCGGTGGCACCCGTCCACGCCCCCACGGTCGGCGCGTTGGGCAGGAATTCGGGCTGAATGGTGAGCCGCTGTTTGGTCCCGGTGACGGCGGCCGACCAGGTGTGGCTCGGGATGGTGGCGGCGGTGCGCCCGGTGATGTACGAGAGGGCCGTGCGGTTGCGGTCGGTCGCGAGGCCACCCGTCGAGATACCCCCCGCGACGTTAGTCCAGCCCGTCGTCGGCGTGGCGGCGGCGTTGGAGAGGACCGTGGCGACATCGGACGTGGTGTTCTGGTCGAAGTAGAGGATGTAGTCGCCCGCAAGAGGCGTGGACGTGGTGCTGGTATGCGCGGCGGCGGCGGTGCTGTCAACCGTCGCCGTGCCGATGATCTTGATCGTGGCGCTCGCATTGGACAACTCGACGACGACGACCGACGCTCGGACGCTCGCCGCGAGCTGGAAGGTGAGCGTGGTCCCTTCGGAGCCATCCGCCGTCTTGCGGAGGATGCGGTGTCCGCCGACCGTGCCGTTCGCGATAGCGGTCGCGACGCTCCAACCCGTCGCCGTGACCGCGACCCCGGTGACGGTCCGATAGCCGACGAAGGCAACGAGGAGATTGCCCGCTGCGGTCGCGGCGGGCATCGTGGCGCTGACCGTAGTGGCTCCGGCGTTGCTGCCGACGCCGGTCTGGACGACCGCGATAGCCATGGGCTACCCCCTCCCCGCCCGACCTTACTCCGGCACGGTCAGCGTGAAGCCGGTCATGTTGATTGCGCCGCCCGCGACGAAGCTCACGCTGTCGAACGTGATGTCGCCGCCGCCCGCCGTCGCGGTCACCGTGCCGTCGATCCGCTTGTCAGCGACGGCACCCGCGAGGTTCGGCGCGGTATCGATCGTCTTGTACATGCGGAACCAGCCCGCCGTGCCGGTGGCGTCGGCGCTGCTGTCGCCGGTGATCGTCCCCGCCGCGATGGCCCCCGTCGCCGCCACGCCGAAGGCGTCAGCCGCCATCGTGAGGGTCGCGAGCAGGGTGCCGGTCGCGGCCGCCTGGGGATTCGCGGGCGGCGTGCCGGTGTAAACGTTGATTCGGCCAGTTGTGTCCATCGCATTGCCGATCCCATCGGCGGCGGCATTGCGGAGCCCGGTGCTTAGCTTGATCGCCAATCTTGTAACCCTCCTTACGCCGCCGAAAGGCGGCACCTACAGTGCGGATGCGAGGGGAATTCCGGCACCCGATTGGCCGGGTACGTGCCCGCGCCGAGGCCGAACAGATTCGCCCGCGCCTTCCGATCGCACTCGTCAAACCCGGTATGCCCGATACCCGTGAGCCAGCGAATCGCCCGCCCGTCGCGCCCCGCCGCCGCGACCGTGGCCTGCCCGAATGACCGGCTCCCCTCCGTGACGAGCAGCCGCCGCAACTCGCCCGGCCCCGCGCCAGCCGTCCCGGCGATGACGCCCTCCACCCGCCGCGCCACCTCGGACGGGGCCAGCCCCGCGCGCACGCCCGCCGCAAGCGTGGCGTCGATCCGCAACCGGAGTCGCGCGGCGTTGCCCCAGAGTCGCGCGGAGAGCTGCTTGCCATCCGGCGCACGCCAGGACCGCGCCTCGTCCCACGCCGCATCCTTGTCGGCACCGGGGACCAGTCCCGCCGCCGCGCGCACGACCGCGCGCAGCAGGGCCGGGAGCGGCGCGCGGGGCACCCCGCCGCTCGTGGGGAACTGCGCGCCCGGCGTGGCCCCGGCCAGCGCGCGGAAGCCGTCGAGGACGATGCGCGCCAGCGCGGCGGTGTGACGCGGCAGGAGCAGCGCCCCGCGCAGCCGGGTGAGGAAGCGCCGCACGGCCTCCACGAGCGGCGCGAACAGGCGTGCCAACTCCGCCTCGGCGGCGCGTAAGAGGGCGACGAGGGGGTCATCGGCCATCACGATCCCCCAACAGGCACACCACGGTATCGCACACCAGATCGGGGGCGATCGCCTCGATCGCCGCATAGAGCGTCGGGTGGCCCTCCGCCGCGCCACACACCCGGGCCAGCGCCGCCACAAGTTCGCCCCCGCGCGCCGCGTCATCGGTGCCCCGCGCCAAACCGTGCCCGGCCCTGAGCAGCATGCCGATCGCGGGCACGAGGGGTGACCACAGTCGGCGGAAATGGGCGATAAGCGCGGCATACGCCGGCGCGGCGGCGAACCACGCGGGGGTGATCGCCGCTCCCTCAGCTCGCGCCGAATCCACCGCACGCCCCAGCGCGGCCACATCACGGCGACACTGGGAGAGCATCACACTGGCACAGCGTAAGAGCCCAGCCCGCAGCAACCGGTCGCCCAAGACGGTCTCCCCATCCATGTCGCCCCCCCCCCGCTACCCTAACTG